TGAGCGGTCTCCGCCACGCGGAGATGATCCATGATTTCTAGCTGTCGAGCGACAGAGGCTTTGCGGGCTTGGCCCTGAATCTTACTAGTTGCTTGGCTCTTCTTCATTTGTGAGGGATGGTAGACACGACTCGCAGTGTACTATGCTTTCGCCGAATGAAGAACTTGAGGAAGATTGAATCTCCCCTAATTCCTCAAACTCGAGCAAAACTTGACGTTGCCTCCAAACGTCAGGTAAAAGCTCAAGATAACCATCATCCCACAAACGGCCTTTAGGGAGCCGGGGATATTGAATCCGAGTCTTGCCTACTAGGGGTTTAACCCGAAGAGGGGCAGGAACATCGGGCCGTTCACCTGTGGTGGACCACAGAGTCGGCCGTTTTAGACTCAACACCTTGTCCTCGAACCTGGGACGGCTCGAAATCCGCACTTTGAAATCATCAGATCCTTCCCACGCTTTTTGCACCATGTAGCGTTGGACGGGAGTGACAACAAATTGGGACTGGACCTTAAGTCCAAGACCTCCGGCTCTTTCAGGCAAGAACCAATTAATTCCTCGAGAGGAGGACTTCTTCAAGATAGGGTGCCAGACAGGAGAGGCAATGAACCAAGAGGTCATGTCTCCCTTGCCCCATTCTGGACACTCGGAGATCATCGCATTGAAAATACGAGGATCCTCCGACGGCCGGCCGTTCTTGTCCCGACCATCTACGATGTTAAACCGCAGTAGTGGGACGAGCGTGGCTGACCGCAAATCATAAAGGACGGAGTTGAAACTGAAAAATCGCGATGAGACGTAAGTCTTCATTCGGTTGATCTCCCAAAGGTTCTCCATCCACAAGAAGTACTTTTCTACAAGACCCTCAGGCAACACGATTAGGCCATCATCACCGTTAATACGGATAAATGGCTTCGCAATGCCCCAATGTCGACAAAAGGCGCGCTTGGCGGCCAAATGTATAAGACACAGGGTCGGGAAACTCCTTCGATCCCCCATGAGCTGACCGTTGGTCTGCTCCACGGAACTACCGTCAGGGTAACGGACTGTACCTGTCCAACGCCCGAAGAGGTGTTTATCCTCTTCGTTGACGCTAGCAGCACACACTGCCGCTGAAAGTTCAGGGCAGATAGAATCCGTCGCCGCAGAGGCGTCATCGCTAACGACAACACCTCGACCGAAGCCCATGGTCGAGACCCGCGTAAGCGAGTCCCGCATGGCGGAAAAGTCGGCAGGACAAAAGTCTTGGGGCTGGCCCTGCTCATCCATAAAGTGTTTACCTGAAGTAATTTCTTCTAGACAAGCAAGACTTGCGGCCATGGACTTCTGCCACCCACCAAAGAGGTTGGTCTCAGAGGCGTGGTGGATCGTGAT